GCTGGAACAATATTCAGAAATACAAAGACGTCCGTGGGGCGTTTTTTATTTTTGATGAGCAACGGGTAGTCGGCTATGGCGCATGGGTAAAGGCGTTTCTCAGAATCGCAAAGCATAACGAATGGATCCTTCTTTCCGCCACACCTGGGGACACATGGACGGATTATATTCCGGTATTTATCGCAAATGGATTCTACAAAAACAAGACGGAATTCATTGATGAGCATGTGATCTTCAGCCGGTTTACCAAATATCCCAAGATCGACCGGTTCATCAACACGGGAAAACTACTAAAACACAGACGAGATATTCTTGTGACGATGAACTTTGAGCGGCAAACGGTAGCGCATCACGAGGACGTTTATGTTCGATATGATATCGAAGCGTATAAGGATGTCGGACGCAATCGATGGGATATTTTCAAAAATGAACCCATCCAGACGGCCAGTGGTCTTTGTTATGTTTGGAGACGAATCGTGAATTCAGATGTATCCAGACAGACAGCGCTACTTGAGATCTTCGAGAAGCATCCCAAGATGATCATATTCTATAACTTCAACTATGAGCTGGATATTCTAAGAAATCTTACTTATGGAAAGAATGTGAAGATTGCAGAATGGAATGGACAGAAACATGAACCTGTTCCGACTGGGAAGAGTTGGGTATATCTGGTACAGTATACAGCCGGCGCTGAAGGATGGAACTGCATTACCACAGACACAATCGTGTTCTATTCGCAGAACTATTCCTACAAGATTATGGAGCAGAGTGCTGGACGAATTGACAGGCTGAATACGCCTTTCAAAGACCTGTATTACTTCCATTTCAGAAGCAGAAGCGGTATCGATCTGGCGATCAGCAGAGCGCTTAGGGAAAAGAAGAATTTCAATGAAACCAAGTACGTTGAAGGGAGCAAGATGGCGGCATGAGCTATCTGGTTGAAAACCTCCATACGAGCTGCGTTTACCGGGTGGAAAGCAAGAACCCTGTATCGCTTGAAATGGTATGGGACAGTCAAAAATACATGTTCAATCCTGGGACACAGGTGAAGATTACTGATCCTTTCGGCAACTACATGATATTTACGAGGTGACAATATGCGAAACATTGTATCCGATACGTTGCTTGTCGGCGTTGATTTCACGCATGGGCCGGATGCGGACGTGCTGATCGTCGGTCGCAAGAAGGAAGGCGAAGCGGTTGATATCGTAAACGCCTTTCAAGGACAGGAAGCACGTGATCTGTACGCAAAGCTGATCACGCAGAAAAAGAAACTTCAGTAAGTTGAGTAAAGGAGAAAAGCTATGGCTACTAACTATAAGAATCTTCTGTGTCATCTTTCCATTTCCGAAAGCACTCCAAAGATTATCGACGATACGAAAACGCTTCGTTTCGTTGGGACTGCAAACAGTGAAAACATTGTTGACATCACAGAAATGTTTGCAGTAAAGGTTATGGATGCTATTGATGACGAAATCGTCAAGAAAGTTATTGAAGAAGCGAAAGCTGCTGGCATCAATGACGTGTATCTGATGGACCGAAACTTTATTCGCAATGCGATTCAGAGGGCTATTACAATAAGAAATGAACCACCTTCTCTCAAGATGGAAAACAATTATCTTCACGCAAAGGCATATATTCAGAACGATCACATTATGACTCTTGAAGCGAAAGTAAAAATTCAGGAAGACGAAATCAAGAATCTTAAGAACGAACTCGCCAAAGCTCGTGGTGGATGTAAGCGCCTGAGAGAGGGTAATGAAGAACTTCAGAAATGCGTACAAACGATCAAGAAGTGCTTTGATGAGGAACGAGATGCCAGAATCAATCGGGATAAAGAATATAGCCAACTGTTTGTGGATCATGAAAAACTCAAAAATAAGAGAGAAACCCCTGAGTATCGCAAGTGTTATGTTGAAGGGCGCGAAGCATTGTTCCATGGTTGGTTTGCAGAGTCGTCGCAGTCATATTCGCAACTGATTGAAACAAAAACGGTTACTTATGGTCTCGTTGAATTCGAGGGTGGTAACTTGAAAAAGGTATCGCCGTTCAATATTCGCTTTGCTGATAACAAATGCATCAAAATGTGGGAGGGCAAGGAATGAGTACGATCGCATTCGCTCTCAACACACTCCTGGCATGTCTGATCATCATGCCGTTTGTCATATTCGCAGGCGCTATGCTGATTGGTTGTTATTTCAACATGAAGCAAAAGATGGCTGTAAAAAGTGCGAACAACTTTATCGATGCGGTAATCAATCGCCAGAAAGGAAAAGAATCCAATGCTCAAAAGAATCTTTGATCGGTTCTTTACCGACTTTCTGTTGGTCGTCATGCTGTTTCTGATGATAGCAGTTGCCGCCGTTAAGGGATATTACAAAGGCGTGCAATATGCGCTTGATAACGTGAAAGCCGTTCCCGTCGATGAAAGGATCGCTCTGATCGAAATCGACGAGGAGGCTTTTTCGTTTCTGAAGTGAGGCTCGAAATTCTATTACACAAAATTGTGTATTGCTATTGACATAATGCGCAATATTGTGTATAATCAAGACATCACTTACGAAAGGAGAGCGCGAATGTCACCACATGCGCAGGCGATAAAAGATCTCAAGAATGCCGGGTATGTCTTGGATCGACCGGGTAGTAAGCATGATATTTACTACAATGCCGATCTGAAAGTCATGATTCCTTTGAAAAGACATGACTTTAACGACAATGACCTGAAGTATATTCGAAGGGAAATTAGGAAGGCGAGCGAGAAGAGGGAGAGGTGACCTCTCTCCCTTTCTCCCGTTTACCTCGTCAGTGGTATGATGGTCGGAACTGCATTCGCGAAGACTTCTTTCGCATAAGGGTGTAAAAGAAATAATAGAATAATCATCAAAAGAATCAAGAAAAGAGGAGCAACATGAAGTATTTGTATACCGCTGTATTAGAGCCGTTCGATGATGGCAGCGGATACCATGTCACCATCCCAGATTTGCCTCATTGCGTAACCTCTGGTAAAGACCTTGCCGACGCTATCGACATGGCCACCGATGCTGCTTCTGCCTGGATTTGCAGTGCAGAGGATCACAACATTCCCATCAAAGAACCTACGCCTCAAGACGAATTGGAAATCAATTCAGATGCACTTCGAACCATGATTCAAATCGACACGATCAAGTATAGGGCACTAACTGACACTCGTTCTGTCCGAAAGAATGTTTCCCTACCTGCTTGGCTCGCAACTCTGGCTGAGCGCGAAGGTGTGAACTGTTCTCAGGTATTGCAGGAAGCACTTCGTACTCGATTTGGTATTAGTTCGATTTAACGCACCTAAAATTCATATTCTACGAACCGCTCACCGGGAGACCAACCGGCATGGGTGGTTCTTTTTTGTGTGTTTTGAATTTAAAAAAGGAGAAAACCATGATTAAAATCGAAAACGTTGAGATTCAGGGATTTGAACCCGCGATGCGTGGTATGCGCAATCCGAAGAACAGCTGGGATCGAAGCGACAGCGGATATTGCAATGTATTGGCGTATACCGAACCGTCTGAAGAGCGCTGTATGGGCTGTCCGATGTGGACGGGCAAGGATGATACTCCTATCGAAAATGCTTCGTCGGATGACGTTAGCGTGTCTTCCTGCGGCATGATGAACAATGAAGCATGGAAGTCGTACACAACTGGCTTTGTAATTGGTCCTAACGATCATGAGCTCGCTATGAAGCTTTCTGCCGGTGGTCCGGTGCATGCGAAGTACCGCAGGATGATCGTCGTCTGGGTCGATATTACTGCGCCGCTTTACTGGTGGAAGGAGTTTGACACCTATAAGGTGGGTACGGTCGCTAATAGCTGCTCTACGATGCATAAGATCCACGCGAAGGAATTCACGTTAGATGATTTCAGTCATGAGCATCTAATGACTGATGAACTTTCCGTGTTGAGGACGATTATCGAATCGCTAAATGTAAATCGAATCGATTTCCTTGCAACTAAGGACAAAAAATACTGGTGGCAGATGATCCAGCTTCTTCCTAGCACTTATAACCAGAGGCGGACAGTCATGTTCAGCTATGAAATGCTGGCCAATACAGATATATGGCGTTCTGATCACAAGCAGGATGAATGGCGTGATTTCTGCAAGTGGGCTTTGTCACTTCCTTACAGCGAGTTTTTCCATAAGACTAAAGAAGAACTCAAAGGATGGATTTATGATCGAACCGAAGTTGTTTGTCCATACTGCGAATCCAGATTCAATGATAATATTCATTTTATGAAAAATGGAGTTGACTATACGGTAAAGCATTGTCCGGAATGTGGGAAGAGGATCAAGACATGAGTAAAGAAGAATACTATTGCCCATATTGTCATCCAACCGATCCGATACCTCTCAATGTCGAAACAATCAAATACAGCGGACTCGAATTGACACTGCTTCGTAATGGAAGTAATGCTTTTCGGGTCCGTCATTTTTCTGATGAAAACTGCGAGATATTCGATCATCAGGAAATCGTTTTGATCAACAACTGTCCAATGTGCGGACGAAACCTGTATTTAAGAAAGGAAAGATAACTATGAAGCGCATTTTTAAGTATATCGTTCTCATTTCCATGCTGACTGTAGCCATGTTTATGATGACTGGATGCAACGTTGAAGCGACCGGTTCCGAAACAGATATGGCAAATACGATTGCAATTGCTGGAAATCTGGCTCAGCGTCAGCCTACTCCGACGGATATCCAATATTCGCTAGAGCGCTATAACCTGATCCGTCGTGCCTATTGGGTAAATGGTATGCGTGATCGTGCTGCATCACTCACTTGTCCGGTAGAGAAGCCGCTCAGTTATGTTGTTCTCTTTGCCGGAAACGCACTTGTTGGCCGATTCGTTGTTGATGGTAAGGTATCCAGCCTCAATTCTTATCTTTCTCCGGACAGTGAGTATTATGAGCAGGATTATGGAGCGGAAGGTGCATCTTACGGCGATGGCAACGACTGGCTCGCTGATGTCGATGGTTCGTACGGAGAAAATGATGACGGTATTTTCTTCTTTACGCCTGATGGTCGATATATCGAATGGACAGGAGTGTATCTATATTCTGATATCCCGTTTGAAATCAATAATCCGGTCGTCAGTTACGAGGTGAATTAAATGGAAAACTTCCTTTATAAGCTCATTCTGTTTTTCGTTATCGTCGTAATTCTTTGCGGTCTGCTCTATATGAATCCTTTCGGCAGAGCGACGATTAACACCATTGATTATGCAAATCACAAGATCGACGAGTATACCAACTATGATCTGAAAAAGACGGTTGAGGATACCTGTAGATCCATGATGGCGAGCTATACGTCCGATAAGCATACATGGCAGCAGTATCGATCTTCCGAGAGCTCTGAGCAGCGTGGTTGGGCCGATCAGGCTTTCATGCGTGCAAACCGAACGGCTGCGAGCTACAACGAATATGTCATGAAGAATTCGTATGTGTGGAGAGATAATGTCCCTGGTGACATTACGATGCAGCTTCCGTATCTGGAGGTGACAACTTCCCAATGAGCATCAGATGTAAAGAATGTGAACACGCAATCTTCTGTGAAACATTCGGAGAGTACAAGTGCAAGGCGAGAAATATGACGATTTACAACCTTGAAGCGTACAAGGATTGTGAATTCTTCAAGACGACCAAAACGGTCAATATGAAATGCAGATGCAAAAACTGCCAGATCAGAACGGAGGATGAGTAATATGGAGGTTTCGGTATTTAGGATTCCTTCTGAGTATTTTGTTCATACATGCGATAAAGGCTTTCGCATCAATCCGGGTGAGATCATCGATATCGATGGTGAAAAGCGTGTAATCACGCTGATTGAGTATGACTCTTGTAACCGAGTTACCAGTATGGAACATGCTTCTGTCAGAGATTACGTCAAGAATAACTATATGGTATACGATGACGTAATAAAGCGTTACGTTACTGTCAACGAGTTCGTGGAAAGCAGGATCGGTGATTATACCGAACGCAGAGGCACAGTTCTGAGGATGGGCGTTGATCTTGCCAAGTTTAACGATATTCAGCTCACTCCAAATAAGTATCAGGAACTTGCCATGCGTACGGCCAAGCCGGAGTGCCGCAATCTTTCGAACGTTGGTCTCGGTCTTGCCGGCGAAGCGGGCGAATGCGCCGATCTGATCAAGAAGCATCTTCATCAGGGACATAATCTTGATAAGGAGAAGCTGAAGAAAGAGCTTGGAGACGTCGCATGGTATCTGGCGCTTGGCTGTGAAGTGGCCGAAACGACGCTCGAAGAGGTCATGCGTATGAATATTGACAAGCTCATGGCGCGGTATCCGGACGGGTTCGATCCTGAACGCAGCAAGAACAGGGATGAAAACGATGTATAAACTGATTTGGTGATTTCCATGAAACGAACAATTCAGCTTGATTTCTTGGTTGGAGAATCCGTATATTCGATCGCATATGGATGTGTTTCAAAATGGGAAATAACAAACATCACGATTGATGTTGATAACTCGAATCATGTTCATTCATATTTCTATTGTGTGGATGGAGTATACCAATCACAAGGTTTCCATGATACGGCGGTTGGAATTACTGTTTTTCGAACTTATGATGAAGCTCAAAAAGTATTGCTTTCCCGATAAGAAGGAGATGGAGCCTATGCTCGACCTGACTCCGGCTCTCATGCAGTTTCTATTTACCTGTCATCGAGATCTTCTTCTTCCGATTACGTTTGGTCAGCTGAGATATTTTACGGATGAAATCCGCGAAGAGTATATCAGATGGCGCGAAACAGAGGAAGGGAAGAAGTATTTGCCCGGTGGGGAATGCTATTACGATGATGGAATCTCGGCCAGATTCGATGGCGGATTGCCCACCTGAAACTGGCCATGCCCACTTTTGTGGTCACTTTTATGCACATTTTTGAGGCTGAGTGGAAGGATACGGACGAAAATCGGCCAAATTTCTGCCCATTTGCCCACTTTCTGCCCACTTTTGAAAATAAAAGTGGCCACGGATTTTTCTAATAATAACTCGAAAAAATGAGGCTGTGGCCAGAAACCCACTTTTTTTTCTAACTAATTGCGATAAAAAGTTTTAAGTTTTATAAGAATATAAAAATAAAAGTGGGCAACTGGCCACGAATCATATTTCGGACATATTTTCGATATTTTCACACATATTTCGAGAGGAGAAAAAGTCAATGGCAAGACCCAATAAGACCGAATATTATCTGAATATCGCAGCCGGAGTTGCGAGCCGAAGCACCTGCCTTAGGCGTCAGTATGGCGCTGTCATCGTGAAGAATGATACGATCGTTTCCACTGGATACAATGGATCAGCGAGAAACGAACCGAATTGCTGTGACGTCGGAACCTGTTATCGTCAGGAGAACAATATTCCCCATGGCGAGCAGTATGAGAAGTGTCAGGCGGTTCACGCTGAGGCGAATGCGATTATCAATGCGAGCAAGGGGCAGATGCACAACGCTACGCTCTATCTGGTCGGATTTGAGGACGGTAAGCGACTTGATAGCGCAGAGCCTTGCGAGATGTGTAAGCGTTTGATTCGGAATGCCGGAATCGCTAGGGTGGTTACTGACAACAGTATGGAAGCGTTTGGCCTTGTGAAAAAGGATTTTACACCCGGTCATTGTTAAAACTCCACTTCCTTGCATAAGCTTTATGATTGTGATACAATCAGGCTAAGCTGGGAGGTGTGAGAATGGGACTGTTTGATAACATCTTCAAACGACACAAAGATAGGGAATATGATCGGCTTTATGACAGTGTGGATGAAAAGCTTGATGACAGCTATGAAGACATCTATGATGAAGATGGCAACGAAGTCAACTGCGATTACTGTCACGCTGAAATGAAGTGGAAGGATGGACAGTATGTCTGCCCAAGCTGCGGACAGGTGATGAGCCGCAAAGTATTCTTCAATTATATCGGTGCAAATCCGCCGGGACCTGAATGTGAGCACTGTGATAATATTTATCCGGGATGCATTGTATGTCCTCACGGATATGTAAACGACGACATCTGAATCAACCAAGACTGTGTATGAAAATTACACGGTCTTTTCTTTTACCCGCGTAAAACGCATGCCCTTTTATGAAGAGAGAAGGAATAAGAAGCGTGAACTTCATTTCCTTCTCTTTTGTAATTTTTGGAAGAAAAGGAGTGCGGTTTTATGGCTGGCAGCAAGCTTGAGCGAGACTTTCAAGCCAAGCTGATTAAAGAAATCAAATCCATGTTTCGCGGCTGTCTGGTGATGAAACTGGACTCGGCTTATATTCAGGGTATTCCTGATCTCCTCATTCTTTGGAATGACCGATGGGCGACCCTTGAATGCAAGAAAAGCGTTCACGCAGCGAGACAGCCTAATCAGGACTATTATGTGCGCCTGATGAATCAGATGTCATTTTCAAGATTCATATCCCCGGAAAACAAGGAGGAAGTGCTTCGTGAACTTTATGAATCATTCCGAGCTGATCGGTCAGCACGCATTCCTGAGTGCGAGCAAATACCACTGGCTCAATTACGACGACGAAAAACTCGCTCAGCGATATCTCGCAGCGGCAGCGATCAAGCGGGGTACAGAACTTCACGCTTTTGCCGCCAACTGTATCGAGCTCGGAATCAAGCTTCCATCGTCGAAGAAGACCCTGAATATGTATGTGAATGATGCGATCACATACAAGATGAAACCTGAAGTGGTTCTCTTTTATTCGGAGAATTGCTTTGGTACAGCCGATGCGATTTCGTTTCGAAAGAATGTGCTTCGCATTCACGATCTGAAAACCGGCGTTGAGCCAGCAAGCATGAATCAGCTGATGGTTTATGCGGCGATATTCTGTCTGGAATACAGAATAAAACCTGGCGAGATCACGATTGAGCTGCGTATTTATCAGAACGATGAAGCACTCATTCACAAACCCGCGGCAGATGAGATTCTTCCAATTATGGATAAGATCATCAAAGCGGACAAAATTGTTAAGAAACTCAGAGAAGAGGAGGCGTAACCATGAACCCTGTCGCAAAGGATATTCTCATGCATTATGGCATGCCCAGACGAAGCGGTCGGTATCCGTGGGGTTCTGGTGAAGATCCCTATCAAAGAAGCGGTGATTTTCTTGCCCGCGTTCAGCAGCTTCGCAAAGAGGGCAAGATGACCGAAAAGGAAATTGCTGAAGCTGTGGGTTGCAAGAACACCACCGAGCTGCGTGTGGCCTATTCCACCGCTGCCAACGAGCGCAGAGCCTATGAAGTAGCCCGTGTCCGTTCGCTTCGCAGCGACGGCATGAGCACCGCTGAAATCGCTAGAATCATGGGCAAAAATGAATCCTCGATTCGCAGCCTGTCTGACGAAAGAAGCGCTGAGCGCACAACCGCCGCAACCAGAACTGCCGACTTCCTGCGTGAGCAGGTGGACAAAAAAGGTATGATTGACGTCGGCGAAGGCGTTGAGCGTGAAATTGGCGTTTCCAAGGAAAAGATGAAGCAGGCGCTTACGATGTTGGAAATGGAAGGCTACGAGGTCTACGGCGGCCGAGTGGCTCAGGTGACCAATCCCGGCAAGTACACGACGCTTCAGGTGCTTTGTCCGCCTGGTACACAGCACAAGGATATTTACAATTATGAGGATATCCACTCTGTCAGAGACTACCGCAAGCGTGAAGATGCTGACGGCAACGACGTCTTCGAACCGGCTTTCGTCTATCCGAAGTCGATGGATTCAAGTCGACTTGCGATCCGCTATGCGGAAGACGGCGGCACATCAAAGGATGGTGTTGTGGAGATTCGCCGAGGCGTCAAGGATCTTTCTCTTGGTGAGAGCCATTATGCGCAGGTTCGTATCTTGGTGGATGGAACCAAGTACATCAAGGGTATGGCAATCTATTCTGACGATCTGCCGGATGGCGTAGATGTATTGTTCAACACCAACAAGAGCAAAGATGTGCCGAAGATGGACGTTCTCAAGAAGATCAGCGATGATCCGGATAATCCGTTTGGCGCGCTGATCAAGGCGAAGACCGGACAGAACTACTACATCGATGAAAATGGTGAGCGCCAGCTTGGTCTGATCAACAAGCGCAGTGAGGAAGGCGACTGGGGCGATTGGAGTGACACGCTTCCTAGTCAGTTCCTGTCCAAGCAGCCGATGCATCTGATCAACAAGCAGCTTGGTCTTGCGGAAGCGGACCGAAGGGCGGAATATGAAGAAATCTGTTCTTTGACCAATCCTACTGTCAAGAAAGAGCTGCTGCTCAGTTTTGCCGATGACTGTGACGCTGCTGCCGTTCATCTGAAAGCGGCTGCGCTTCCAAGGCAGAAGTATCAAGTTATCCTTCCGATCTCGACTATGAGTGACAATGAAGTGTATGCGCCTAACTATGAGCATGGAGAGACTGTAGCGCTGATCCGATATCCGCATGGCGGCACATTTGAGATTCCGATTCTGAAGGTGAACAACAAGCATGCGGATGCAAGGCGGATTCTTGGCAACACGCCGGCTGACGCCATCGGTATCAACAGTAAGGTTGCAGAGCGTCTTTCCGGCGCTGACTTTGACGGTGATACCGTTATGGTAATTCCCTGCAACTCTGCCAACAGTAAGGTCAAGATCACTTCTACCCATAAGCTGGAAGGACTTACGGACTTCGATCCCAAGATGCAGTATCCTGAGCGTGAAGGTATGACCTACATGACGAAGAAGGGCACTCAGCTTGAGATGGGTAAGATCTCCAATCTGATCACGGATATGACGCTTCGAGGTGCGACAGAAGATGAGCTCGCTGCTGCTGTTCGTCACAGCATGGTTGTTATCGACGCCGCCAAGCACAAGCTTGATTACAAGCAGAGCGAAGTGGATAATAACATCGCTGCACTTAAGAAGAAGTATCAGCTTCGTATTGATGAGGATGGCCATGAGCATACCGGAGCCAGCACGCTGATTTCCAGAAGCAAAGGTCAGAAGGAAGTTCCCAAGCGAAAGGGTCAGCCACGCATCAATGAAAAGGGTAAGGATTGGTATGATCCCACGATTCCTGAAGGAGCGCTTGTTTACAAGACCGTTCGTGAGGAATACGTGGACAGCCACGGTAAAACCCGTGAGCGTACCATCAAGAGTACGCAGATGGCCGAAACTCATGACGCGAGAACGCTTTCATCTGGTACCCCTCAGGAAGAAAGATACGCCCAGTATGCCAACACGCTCAAAGCAATGGCGAATGAGGCTCGTCTTGAGTATACAAGGACCGGTAAGATTCAGTACAGTCCCTCTGCGAAGGTGACCTATGATACGGAAGTTCGCAGTCTGAATGATAAACTGAGCATCGCCCTGACTAATGCACCCCGTGAGAGACAAGCGCAGCTCTATGCGAACAGTGTCGTGAAGGCTAAGAAAGAGGCCAACCCCGACATGGAGTCCAAAGAGTTGAAGAAAGCGGGTCAGCAGGCGCTCAGCAAGGCTAGAACTATGCTCGGCGCAAAGAGGACGCCTATTCAGATTACAGATCGGGAATGGGAAGCGATTCAGGCCGGCGCTGTGAGTGAGAATACGCTTACCAAAATCATCAATAATGCAGATATGGACATCCTCAGACAGAAGGCCATGCCTAGGACAACCAGCACACTGAGCGATGCGAAGCAGAGCAAGATCGCCAGAATGGCACAAAGTGGATATACAACGGCTGAGATTGCCAAAGCGCTTGGTGTATCCAGTTCTACAGTCAATAAATACATGCTTGGAAAGGAGTGAATTCGAAATGGCAAGAGAAGTCATGCTCACAACGTTTGATAATCCTTATGATCCATTTGAGGAATTCGCTCAATGGCTGTTGTTTGACAATGAGAAGGGTTATGGAACATGTGATTACCTTGGCCGCATTGCCCGAACCAGTGATCAGCTGAGTCAGGAAGAAAATGATGAAGAAGTTGAGAGAGCAATCGATGAGATTATTCAGCTTGACTTCAGGAACATTTACAAAAAAGTAATGCGAGAAGTAGCGTAAGGTATAGGGGGAGGGTGTCGAAAAATACACCCCCTCCCTACATCGCGCCGGTCTTTATTTTTTCTCCGGTGGGATTTTTTGAAAACCAAAAGTGGTACTGTTTGTTGAGCTTATGGGGGTTAGGCTGTTTTCT